AGCCCAGACAGAAAAACGCATCCAGGACGATCATGCGAAACGTCTGGTCGAGAGCCATGTCGCTGATGAGCTTGTTCAGGTTGACTTCGAACCTGCGAGCAAACGCGATCGATTCAGTACGCGGAGTAGAAACCAAGACTTGCGGATTGTTCGCCGCCAGCGAGATCGTGTAAATGCGAGCCGTCTGGTTGATGAGATTGACTAGGGTTTTGTTCTCGGCACCGCCCTCGGCGTACCAGGAACCCACATAGTCTTTGATTAGTTCTTTCCGAACACGACGAAACGGCTCTAGCGCGTTGCGCGATGAGCGTATGGCTTTGTGCAGCCGACTTCGTTTCTCGTTGTTGGAAAGGTCGAACATAGCAGCCTTAAAAAGAAACGAGGGACCAACGCCAATCTGGCGCGGCCCCCGTTAAAGGCTGCGATGTTAAACGGCATCTCGACGGTAGCTACTCCGTCTATGCCTTTGCTGTTGCCGCGCTTAGCTAGCGCTGGCCCCTGGTTTCTTCGGTGTCTTTGGTTCTTGTGTTAGTACGGCAAAAGTGTTTCGTGCTTGGGCCAAATTGTAAGCCGCTTGCGTGATCTTTAACGCATCGTCGGCCGTGTTGTTCGTGCGAATCAAGTTCATCACGACTTTCATCTTCTCTTCGAATAGCTCGTCCAATTGTCTCTCCCTCCAGGTTCTAACTCTGGAAAAGATAGTGTTTACCAACGACCAATAATGTCTCGCAGTCCGTACTTTGGACTACTGGTTTTTATCTGTCGGCGCTCTTGTTCTTCGCGCCATGCGAAGCTGCCATACTCGGCAGTTTGACCAGTTTCTTCACTGCTGTCAATCTTATCACCTGAACTGTCAGTGTTGAAAACCAACCAACAGCCAGCGGCAGAGATGGCTCTGTCGGCGTGATTCTTCTCGGTAAGCCCTTTGTTTTTCGTGGGCACATGGACGATCTTATCGCCGTCCCACTCGTACTCGCCGCACTCCACAATCATCTCCTCCGAGCGTGGAATGAACTTGCCATTCTCCATCGCCAGAGCGAACTGCTCGAACATATCCGCCTTGTCCGGATCTTGGCATGGCCAGCCCGGCTTGCGGCTTTTCTTCTGCGATCCGAGTTGTGTCACGTTCCTGAAAAACACATTGCCGTAGTAGAGGACTTCCATGACTTCCTTGGCATAACCACCAGACACGCCTGAGTCTTCCCAGCCTAGCTGAGCATTCCGCAGCCACATGCACAGCCCAACGCATCGACGTGCAAACGGACGAGGCTCAAGGCCCTTGATTGTGTACTCAGCCGCTTGCTCGCCAGTCCGTTCGTCCAAAGCTGTGAACACCGAGTTTGATGCATAAGCACTCGTACCGCCCGAGGCTATGTCAGCACCAGCGGTGAACGGCCCGAGCGGTGGCGAGTTGTCGACACCTGGCCGGAACCACAGTTTCAGCGATCCATCTTCCCTTGGGATCAGTCCCGTCAGCTTGCAGGTCTCCGAATCGAACACTGGATTGCCGACCCACACTGGCCGCTTGCAGTGCTGATGCTTCATGCGGTCGAGCAGATCGGAAGCGAACACCTTACCGACTGCACCGCGCGGGTTGCGGTCGAGCTGCGAAGCGATCAGTCTCGGGGTGGCTGCTGGCCGCAAGCAACGGGAGTCATACCATGGGCTCCGTACAACGCCCTCGTACTTAAAACCTTTCCGCTCCAGCCGTGATCGTAGGTCAGGATGTGCTTTGTGGTACTCATTGACTGCTGCCTGATCTTCTGGCTTGATGGCGATCGGAACGCCTTCGCGCACGATGTAGGAGTGTTTGCTTTGCGCTGGGTGATCCTTCCAGTCCAGCACGAGATGAACACCGTTCTTGGCCGTGTCAGGATTCTCGCAAGCATTGTGAAACACGCCAGCGTCGACATACCTCGCACTGACAAGACGAACGCAATTAGACACGTCCTGAATAGACTCTTGAACCGCTTCATCCTTACCTCCAGCCACGAAGTCACGGGCACCAGCTTCGTCCACGGTGAACACTGTGCATCGACCGCCGGCAGCCACGTCCTGGCCAGCAGAGTAACCGCGCATGAGCGCCCCGTTGTCATGATTGATGAACGTGTGGTGCCCAAGGTGCCGTTCATAGTTCGGCTTCATCCAGAACGGAAGTCGCTCGATCGCCCAGGCCACTTTCCAAAGCACGGTTGATGAGTCGCTCTTGCTGTCGATCAGATCTTCATTTCGAGTCACATAGCCAGCCGAGAACATCGGATCGCGCAGCCAGCGCCGAAGGTCGACCCACAGATAGCCGAAGGTACCACCCTGAGCGCGAGCCTTATCGAGCACCACGTCGACCGACGTTTCCTCCCGTTCCGACTTGTCGACGGCTTCATCCATCCTTACGAACACATCTTGCTGATGTGGGTAGGGGATGAACGGCACGATCTTGACGCGGGCTCGGGGGTCGTAACCGAACGTCGCAAACGACATCCAGAAGCAAAGATCCTGCATGCACGCCTGCCAAAGAACGTCGCGGAATCGCTTATCTGTCAGCGCTCTTTCGCGACAACGAATGCGCCATCGCAAGTTTTCAACGGCATCCTTTGGTACGAGATCGAAGAAAGGGCTTGACGTTTTGGTTTCCACCGATCACCCGTTTTGCTATAATGCCACTGTCATAAAAACGAAGTCCGCCCGATCTACTAAATCGGAACGGACTTCTCAACACCACCTGCTGTAAAGGAGCAAGGCAATGTCTGATTCCGATTCTACGGTACCTGCTGACTTTCGTGTAATCCATGACTATCCGAGATACGCGATTAACGAGTCTGGAGTTGTTCTTTCTACTTGTCCTAGGAATGGCAGAGGGAAAGACAGAGACTGGAGTGACGCACATTCAGTCACTCACATAATTCGTCCCAAAGGATATCACGTTATCTCGCTTTGCAGCACAAATGGCGAAAAGCGCATTCGCATGGTTCACGTCTTAGTTCTCGAAGCGTTTGTCGGACCATGCCCTGTAGGACACCAGTGTAGGCACATTGACGGGAATCCAGCGAACAACCACATCTCTAATTTGGCATGGGGCACTTCGCTCGACAACAATCGAGACAAAATTCTGCATGGAACATCCTGCCAAGGCGAACGCGGCAGCAAAGCCAAACTTACAAATGAAGATGTTATTGAAATCAGAAAGCGGCGAGCGAACGGAGAAACCATTGAAACAATAGCCAAGGACTTCCCTTTGAAACAGAACAGCATCTACAGCATCGTAAATCGCCGAACATGGAAACATATCTAGCGACCGCGTTTCAGTGCTTCGGAAATATCCAACCCTGCTTTCAACCGAGCGCGCAGCGTACTCTTGTTTATCCCGTACTGAGCAGCCCACGCGGCGATAGTCTTTCTCTGCCCGTTGTGTGCAATGCCGCACTTGCCACATGAAGTCGAATGACCGCTGGTTAAATGCCCCAGGCGCACTGTCCTCTGCTGGCCGCATTCGCACTGGCAGAGAACGTGTCTTTTCCCTGCTATTGCTTCGACCTCTCGAACGACAGTCAGTTCGCCGTACTCGTCGCCTTGGTTAACTACGATTCGATTCATCGGTCTCGCTCGCTATCGTTGTGGGTAAACCCAAATCGGCTTGGTTCGGTAAACGCCATAGGGCGAATACGGATTGTTGATCGACTCGGAACTGTACCGAGATCCGAATCTGCCATACGGATTTGAAACGGAGTCTGGCGCGTAACGATCGGTGCTCAGTTCACCGAGATACCTGCCGCCCGAGTAAAGCCGCGGTGGGTTGAGCGAGTACCGATTGTATTGGCTTCCGAAACGCTCATAGCCTGAACTGCGAGTGTCGAGCTGCCATCGATCTTGACCATGACACGTCAGCGACATCAACAGCACGTAAATGAACACTATGCCTCTCATTAGTCCATCTCCTCATCAAATTTGATCGAATAAGCGTACAGCCAATCTACATATCGCACGTCATCATTCTGAACAACGCGCGCCTGTCCAATCCACCAACCGCATTCCGAAACGATGTCATGCACGCCAGACCAATCGGCATGGATGAGATACTGAGCCTCGCCAGCTTGTACCAGAACATCTTCATCGGGCAGTTGCAGAAGCATCTTGAACTCCAGTGGACCTTACGGGAATCGAACCCGCACCACGCCCTCGCAGGCGTTACTCCATGCCATTCAACGCGATCAACTGTGTCTCTGCATGGATACCAATTGCCGCTAAGCAACTGAAAGCACCTCCGTCGTGCTCAAGGCCCTCGCCTATCAGAGTATTCCAATTGCGTCGCTGGGTCAATGCGGTTAAGCTATGACCCAAAGGAGCAAATCAATGATCGACCCAAAGCGATTGCAAGCTGTAACGTTCACTTCCATGGTGTCGGCACCAGACGAGGCTTACGTCGATCGCGAACGAGGCTGGTGCGTTCAGGTCTACCGCGATAAGACACCTGCCTGCAATGGAACTCCCTGGGAAGGCACTCTTCGCGTAGCCGTCAAGCACACCCGCGCTACCAACATGGACAACTTCCTGAAACGCGGCTACGGGCAGCCGATTACATGGGACGACCTTCAGGCGATCAAGGATCACTTCTGGCCCGAACAGATCGGGATCGAAGTCTATCCGCCACACGACGCGATCGTTGATGTGGCTGAAATGCGATGGCTGTGGATACTGCCGAGAGGCGCGATCCTACCGTTTAACTTACAAACCAGTTCAGACACTTTGAAAGGTTAGTTATGTCGAAACCAGTTGTGCATATTTTGATTGGTCCCAGTGGTTCGGGTAAATCAACCTGGGCTTGTGAGTTTGCGACGCGACACTCCAACGTCTTGATTGTTTCTGCCGATCATTACCACATGGTTCAAGTTGACGAAGAAAACCAGGTTTACAAGTTCGATCCATCCAAGGCAGGTCTGGCGCATGCTGCCTGCATGAATCGCTTCTTGCAGGGAATCGGACCTGACAGCAAATGCTCACACGTCATTGTTGACAACACCAACATTTCCAGATGGGAACGACAGAACTACGTCCAGGCGGCTGTCAATGCTGGCTGCCAGTTGGAGTTCGAAATCTGGAAGATCGAGACCATTGCCGAGATCAAACTGTGCGCGCAGCGGAATAAGCACGGTGTGCCGATCGGTGTGATTGCTGACATGGCTCTGCGATTTGACTTCGACCCTGAGCAGATTCCTGGCGATCGCAAGTCGTATCGGTATCACGGCGATCAGTTTCAAACACTTAGCTTCAAGGAACCATCTTGATCTATTCCAAATCAGGTGACATTCCAACTCACCAATACTGCTACGTCGAACAGAAGTACATCACTGGCGGCGAACTGAATGGTGTTGAGCCATGTGTCTGGTTCGGCATCGTGGCTTACACTGGTCGTGTGTGGGGCTGTCAGATCATGCTGAAATCGGGCGCGGTCTATCGTGAAGTTCCGCTGCATGCACTAACATTCGACGCGAGCTTTGTTGTTGAATGGACGCCTGCCTTGGCACAGCACTGGGATTGCTACGGCAATGAGTTCTCGACGCTCTGCTACAAGTACCTCTATGGACTCGATGCCAAAGCGAGATGTGGCTCGAAAGCCGAGTTCGAAGGCAAGTACCTGTTCACAGCCATCCCTGTCGGTGACGCATACTCCGAAGCCCCTGATGAAGCCAAAGAGTTTCAGTTCATCCAACTGGGCAATGGCCGAATCACTTGCCAGCCAACAAACCGTGTTCTGTTTATCGACAAGTCATTTACAGCACGTGATGCCAAGTGGCCAACTCACTTGAGGCCGCTTGAAACTACTTACCATTCGGAATAACAAAGGAGCTTGGACTATGAGTAGCACAATCTACAGAATCAAACGATCACTTCGCGGTTGCAAATTGCGACCATCATTCGGCCTTTGTCTGTTTGAAGAAACAGGCTACTGCCTCGATTTATTCGGCTTCCTTATCGCACTGCCGTTTCTTGATCGGTGGTATCGAGAGCCTAATGAAATCATGGCCTCTTGGGGAGCCTGCTATTTCGATCGCGCCATCATGCTCAAGTGGGGCGACTGGACGAAGTTTATTTACATGCCGTGGTCTATGGACCACGTTAAGCGGGAAGTCATGCAACCAGACGGCAAGTTCGTTCTGAAGGATCGGTCTTACGATGGCGATCCAAAGGACGGGCGATGGGTAGCGGATTATGTATATCGCTACACGCTGCGCAGTGGTGAAGTGCAAGTGCGAATAGCTACGGTCTACGTCGAGCGCGGTTACTGGCACTGGCTGCTTGCTAAATGGCTTAGGCTTCCTCTGTGGCTGCCTGTGGTAAACATGATGAAGCAATCCATCGACGTTCGGTTTGACGATGAAGTCGGCGAGCGAACTGGCTCGTGGAAGGGCGGTTGCATTGGCACTGGCTATTCCATGCTTCCAGGTGAAACACCCGAGCAGACTCTTCGCCGCA